GGGTTAGATATATTAATTGAGTTTAGCGTATCTGCACTATTCTGCTTCGCGCCCACAAACAATAAATTTCTAGCAGCATCTATAGCAATGCCCGCAGCACCGTCTAAATTAGTACCGTCTGTTAGTGTGCTTGAGTGGCTAATAGCAGAAGGATTGGACAAGTCGTAAGAATTAACAGAATCTTTGTTCATCGCTACTGTGTACATTTGGTTACCATCTACGACTGCGTTAAAAACACCGCTTTCAAGACCTGCCGTGTCAGTATCTAAAATAGACATTGAAGTGGGGTCAGAAATATCTACAGTTGTGAGTCTATTAGACGTACCTGTAACTCCTATTGTAGCAGCACCATCAGCAGTTTTAGCTTGCAATAACTTTTTAGCTACTCTACTCATTATGCCATCGCCTGTCCGGCAGTAAAGCCATAATAAATTGTGCCACCATCAATAGTATAGAACACAAACACATCTACACCGTTATTAGCTGATGTTAGCGTAGGGGCTGCACCGCCCGCCCAGTCAACACTAGAAGGCCAAGTGATTGCTCTGGCTGTTGAGTCTTGAATAATCTTGAGCGTAAAACTAGAGGCGTTGCCTGTGGACGCTGGGTTGCTAAACGTGTATGAAGTAGCGCCTGTGAGGTCGTGTACGAAGTTAGTAGCGGTAGCTAGGTCGATAGTAGTGGTTGTGCCTGAGAGCGTTACAGCGTCTTCTGTGATTCCTGCTGCAAAAGCAGCAACTCCTGCAACTACTATGGTGCCGTTTACGTCTAATGCAGCACTGGGCGAACTCGTACCAATACCCACCTTACCTGCCGCAGTTACGCGAAGCCTCTCAACACCGCTAGGAGTTAAAGAAATATCACCACTAGTTGTAACTAGGCTAAGTGTATTTGGGTCACTGGCGTGGGTGTTACCTTTTTGCTGTAACATGCCTGTTTGTGTGCCGCAGGTTACATAAATACGCGCAGTTTGTGACGCAGTTGGGTTTATAAACTCGCCTACTATCTGCGCTCCTGCTTTAGATACAGTTAAAGGTCTTGTAGGCGAACTAGTACCAATACCCACACGACCGCTAGAGTCTATGCGCATGCGTTCTGTGCCAGAGGTGGTCGTGTTGTTTGCCGCTGTATAAAACTGGACAGCATTTACAGCATTGGCGGTCGAAATTCCTCCACCAATACTAACCGAACCTCCTGTTGCAGATGAACTAGATGTCAACAACATGCCAGCAATAGGTTCTTCTGCATTGGTATAATGAGAACCAACAATAACACCGTATTTGGTTGTTGCATCGCTTTCTGTGTTGCTTATTCTAAATTGTTCTGTTAAACCTGCCCTAACAATGTTTAGTGCTGCATTAGGCGAAGTAGTACCAATACCCACGCGGCCTGATGTGTCAATAGTCAGCCTAACGGCCCCATTAGTTTTTAATCCTAAATCGTGATTACTGTCAGTTCCTATAATTCCTTTTGCAGACTGTGCTTGTATATTTATTAAAGCGCCACTAGCCCTTTCTACTTTTATCTCACCATTACCTGCGGACAAAACATGAAGTTTAGCACTAGGCGAACTAGTACCAATACCCAAAGACTCCGCAGAAGCATCCCAGAACAGCTTAGCCGTTGTGCCTGTGTCCTCAAAGAAGCTGATGTCTCCGTTATAGTTAATTCTTAATCTTTCTAAAGGCACAACATCGCTTCCAGTAGCTCTAGTGTGAAAACTTAGTCTTGCCCTATAATCTGCTGAAGTATTTTCTGTTGCTCTTATTTCTGTTCCTGTGTAAGTAAAAGCTGATGCAGCTTGTGGATTTATTCCAATTTTACCTATACCTACAACACCACCTGCTGAACCTGCTTCATCTCCTACTCTTAAAGCATAAGCACCATTGGTTTGTGCTGATATTTGTGCAAGACCGTCAACAGTCAACCCATCCATAGTGGCTGTGCCAGTAACGTCTAGACCAGTTGTAGTCAAAAGCTCAGCACTAGCATCCCACACCAACTTAGCCGTTGTGCCCGCAGTATTATAAAAGCTCACATCGCCCAAGCCGTCTACTCGTAATGCCTGCTTGCCGCTATTGCGGTTCACGCTTAACGCATAATGAGCATTTGTGAATCCGCTTGTATCTATGTACGCACCATGACCGCCTGTGCTTGCGTTATCTAAAGACAGTAGTGGCTGACCATAGCTAGTACCGCTTAGGCTTAACTTCTCCGCAGACGCATCCCAAAACAACTTAGCCGTTGTGCCTGTGTCCTCGTAGAAGCTGATGTCTCCGCTAGAATCAAACCTAGCAACCTGTTTTCCTCCAGCAGAAATCTGTACTCTGTTATATCCCTCCCGATAGAACCCTGTATCGGTATCGCCCAATCTCACAGCAGGAGAGGTAGCACTGCCCACATTTTGAGCCGTTGCACCTACAGTCAACCCATCCATCGTGGCTGTGCCAGTAACGTCTATGCCTGTGGAGGTGGTGGCTAGTTTTTGGTTTGCATCGTGGTAAAGCCTTACATCTGTTCCCGCATATAGTCGATTTGCGTTACTAGAATTTCTTAAATATAAGTCTGTCCCTTTAATTACTAAATTACCAGTTCCTTGGTCTTCTATAATACTTGCACTACCAGTGTGATAAATTTGTAAGTCATCACCAGCACCGAACGTAGCCTTGTCGTTGTCGCCCAATGCTATGCCAGCGTTAGCTGTTATTTCTGCGTTAAAAGTATTATTGCCAGTAAAGGTATTGTTACCTGCAAGAGTTACATCACCATCAACACCATCAGTACCGTCTGCACCAGCAGCCCCTGTTGCGCCAGTAGCTCCTTGGATACCTTGGATACCTTGGATACCTTGGATACCTTGAGAACCAGTAGCTCCTCTAAGGTCGCTCGTAGAGAAACCTAAGCCATCGTCTGAAGTAAAAGCAACTACACCCGTATTTGCTGTGTACGTGCCTCCTGTAAAACCATCGCCAGTAGCTCCTTGAATACCTTGAGCACCTTGAGCACCTTGAGCACCTTGAGAACCAGTATCTCCTTTAGCACCAGTGGCTCCTGTTGCTCCTGTGTTGCCTCTTGGCACAGTTAGGGTGTTAGTACCACCGTTGTAAGACGCAGAGCTTCCAGCGGCTCCTGTGGCTGCTGTAAGGGTCTGTACACTCGTTGCAGAGGCTGCTGCTGCTGTTGCACTTGCTGCTGCTTCATCTGCTTTTGTAGAAGCTATGACAGCCTGTGCTGTTACGTCACTTACTGTAGCGTCATTGGTAGCATCACCTGAACCACCCTCACCTCTATATATCGACATCTTAACTCCTACAAAAACAGAAAAAAAGAAAAGGGGATTCCGAAGAACCCCCCTAGTTTGTTGCTTATCGCTTAGCCGTTTACAGCTAGTACGAGACCTGCTTCTGGACGTAGTACCTGAGTACCATACAGACAATCAGCAGTGTAGAGAGTTCCCAAGAACTCCTGCTTGTACTGAGTCTGTGAACGTACAGCCTGTTGCTCAGCAAGAACCATAGCATCCTTGTGGAACAACATTGCACCTTTAACGATACCACCAGCACTGTTCTGAGCAGCAGTCTCAAGTACAGGACAGTTAGAAGTAGTGTATACGTCAATGCCGTACAAGTTACCAATCTGACCGTTCTTGACACCACGACCATCTACGAAGTCAGAAGACATGTAGCGGTCAACACCCATGATAGCGTTACGGATGGAAGGAGGAACTACGAAAGAACGACCGTCCATAGGAACGTCTGCGTCATCCAGCTTCTGGATAGCAGCACGGAAACCAGCATCGTTAAATACGTCACCAGCAGCTACAGCGTCAGCGGCGTAAGTCTCGATACCAGCACCACCAGAGAAGTTGTAAGTGTTGCTGTGAACCCAGTCAGAACCGGAACCGTTGTCGTCACCAAACTTCTTACCCAACTGGAACAAATCACTATCAATCTGCTTAGCTAGACCATAACCTGCATCACCAGTGTAGAACTGACGGAGAGAAGCAAGTGCTTGAACTTCGGTGATGTCTTCGATAAGACGAGAGAATTCAAAGTGCTTGTCAATTGCAATCAAGACTTCTTCTTCAGTGCTGTTCTGAATGGTTACGGCTGTGTTAGCAGCTTTAGCGGTTGCTGAGCCACGGATAGGCTTAGGTACGTGAATGGTGTCGCCTTTCTTACCTGACATACCCATCTTCTTAACGAGGTTGGCAATGACGAGGTTAGATTTATAGGCAGCGACAACTTCGTCACTCCAGATTTCTGGGATAAACTTTGCTGCGCTAGTGTTGTCTACTGCGCCGCCTTGTGCGGGATATACTGATGTAGCCATGAGATAATACCTTTAAATGATAATAGTTAAGTTAGCGAACTCTCTTCTCGGCGTAAGCTAGGCCAATTTCATCTGACAAAGCTAAGTACCGTTCTGGGTCGTCCTGCATTAGTTTAATAATGTCTGAGCGTCTGTAAATCTTCCTAGACTGTTGTTGTCCGTTGCCCTTTGTACTTCCTGTAGAAGCTGTCTTAATAGCAGCCTTACGTCCATCTTTTTCAGCAGCTAAGGTCTGAGAAACAACACCTTGACGTTCTTTCCAATTAGAAAGGAGTTCATCAGCGGCATCGTAGTCATAACCACGGTCTGCTTGGGCAAAGAGCTGTGTTCTAATCTTAGAGTTTTTAATCCACTCAACAAACTTAGCGTCCTGTAGAATCTGCGGCATATCGGGATGACGTTCTTGCAGTTGTGTCCTCGCGGTATTACGCTTGTTATCTACATTAGCCTGTTCAGCTTGTTTAATAGAAGGATGATTAGCAATTGCTCTTGCGACAGCCTTGTCTGGGTCTGAGAAAAAATCTACATCTTCATCAGGGTCTTCAGTTGGTGCTGGTGGTGCTTTGGTGTCGAGTTGTGTCTGGATATAACTATCAACAACAGAACGTAGCTCCCCTACTTCTCCGCTTTGTCTACCTAGTAGCTTCTCAGCTTCTTGGTGCATCCTTACAATTTCAGCGGTTGACTTTCCTTGGTACTTCTCGGGGATTTCTTCTTCTTGAGGAGGTTCAGGGTTTAACTCTTGCGGAGCTTCCTGTTCTTCTTCTTGTCCAAAGGTGGTAATTTCTTCGTCTGGGTTGTCGTCTTCTAGACGCTCGTCTACTAGTGTTGCCATTATTAAACTCCGTGATATATTATCATTGTGGAGGTTTTAGTTAAGTAAAGCTTCCGATTACTCAGAGTTGGCCTTACGCTCTTGCTTCAGTTTTTGTTCGCGCATCTTCATCCACTTCATCGTAGCACCTACGTTATTACCAGAAATGGGGTCAATCTTATTGCGAACGGGGGAAATAAGTTTATAAGCAGGAAGACTACAATCCATACACTCAACCTGCTTTACTTCGTTATCAACAAAAAACTCATTGACATGTCCGTCAGGACATTGAAAATCAGCCATTATACGCATCAAGGTCTTCCTCTAATGCTTGTTCTTCGGCTGCTCTAATCTGTTCTTCTAGGTTAAGCAAACTAGCTATAAT